AATGTTACCTGAGCCATCTCTTTTAACAAGCGTTGATGCTGTATTAGCATTCGTCGCTGCGTCAACTAGATCTGTGTAGTACTTACCACCAATTGCTTGGATAGCTTCGTTACCACCTGAATCTATAGATGAAACATATAGTTTCGCTGCTGCACCTGAACCGGATCTATCTTCAGCATAAGCCAATTCACCTTCTACTAAGTCAGAAGCTGCTGGAGCTGCTGAGCCTGTAGATCTTTTGATTTGAATTGTTGTTGCCATTTATTTTTCTCCTAGTTAAATGTCTTTTTTAAATAATATAATATAAAGCTTTATAATATAGTTAAAAAGTTCCACCATCAATATTGGTAATTGAAGCCGCAACGTCTGAAGCTGGTGCTGCCAACCAATTACCCGATGTACCATCATATACTAGAGTGTAACCATTTTGTTTAGCTGAAGTATCTACTCCAGATAAATTCTCGATAGTAGTAGCTGTCGCTATGGCTGAACCGGAAGTTGTAGATGTTACTACCCTTGTTGAACCAGTACTTACTGATACACTAATGGGATTTGCTGTAGCGTTTACATTAACTGCCATTGTTCCTCCTTAAGCTCTTGTAACATTTGGTGTTACAGTTACTATACCTTCTAATACTCTTAATGTCTCCGATGCAGAAGCTATTTCTATATCGTAAACATATCTTCCGCTCTTAAGTGCAGCCGTTTCGGCTGCTGTTAGTGAAATTGTAACTTGTCCAGTATTATCTACTTTTGCTGTAGTAAAATCTGTTTTAGTAGCTGCGTCATATGACTTCCTTATTTGTGAAGTCACTGTATAATTAGCTAAATTTTTGGCACTTGCGTCGTCGTTTGTAAGATTTAACTCCAAACTAAAAGTCGTACCTTGATCTATTACTATATTTGAAATGCTGGCCATCTACAATTATTCTCTTAAAATGTTATATAGTCTTATTTATAAATAAAAGTGATTACAATGAAAACTATTTTAACATTAAAATACGGTGAGAAATACAGCTCTGAGGCTGTTAACTCCATATACGAACAAACCCAAGGTAAGTATAACTATATCTGCGTAACAGATGACCCTAAAGGTCTACACCCTGATATTAAAGTTATTTATATAGAACATGAACCCGAGGGTAATATGGAGAAAATTAAATTATTCCAGCTAAAGGCAAACCCTGGTGAGACTATAATGTATCTGGATTTAGATATTCGTATACAAAAAGACATAGATCACATGTTTGATTACTGTAATAACTATCCTGTTATAGCATATACTTGGTGGAAGGATAAGGGTATAGATGAAATGCCAATAGATGATTTTCCCTATCACTCTAAAGATCCTTTAAGCAATTTTAACTCTAGTATTATGTTATGGAAAGATGCTACACATATCTGGAAACATTATTGCGAAAATCCAGACGAATATATAGTTAAGTATCCTCACGGTGATGATACATTTTTATACCATGAGGGATTTACATTTGAACACTTACCTAGAGAAGAAGTATACTCGTACATGTTCTCAGGTAGAAAATACAAACCTGAATATACAATATGCCTGTTGAATGGACAAGCACAATACCCGGAGATTGAGAAAGAATATGATGAACTTTGTGTGCATCAAATGGGGGACTAAATATTCCCCTGATTATGTTAATAACTTGTATCGTATGGTACAAGATAATTATAAACATGACTTCACTTTTACATGTTTTACAGATGATGATAAGGATCTTAATTGTTCAACAGCTCCTATTCCAGACATTGATCCGTTACATCCAGACTATTGGTTTGGAAAAGAAAACTATTGCTGGGACAGAGCAAAGTTTTTAGTATTTAATTCTCATCGTTGGTTAGGTTTCGAAGGTAAATGGTGTTACTTTGATTTAGATATAATTATACAAAATGATATATCTGATTTAGAAGAGCTAGCATTGAAACCTAGAATCATACATTCTAATTGGGACGATCCTAAAAATGTACATGATAGAAAGTTTATTGATATCAGAGGAACACGATATAACTCTAGTATGATGTGTTGGAACATGGACCAATGTGAACATATATTCTGGGATGCAATACAAGAAGAGCAACAAATATTTACAACCTTTTTTAAAGGTACAGATAACTATCACTTTTGGAGACAAAGAGACTTTTGGAATAACATTCCTTATGAATGGGTTTACTCTTACAATAGAGGACAACAATTTCCGGACGATTTGGAGAGGCATAAATATAGAGAAGACTGTAAACTTTGCCTGTTTAATGTGGACTTAGCTCCACATCCTAGTGTAAAGGAACAGATTAAAATAGATGAATTACAAGATGAACAATTATTGAGATTATGGCATGGTAACAATTATAGCAAATCAGCTAGATAGTAACTACTCGCAGACACAAATAAATGCTTTTTATACGCAATGTAAGAAGTTATTAGTAAATCCTTTTGATTTTTACGCATTCATTAATGAAGATGAGTATAAACTGCTGGAATCTACACATAAAAAAGAAGGCTATTTGCAAGGTATAAATTTTCATGTACCTAAGTATGGCAAAGACTGGATTGAGATAGACATAATGCAACACACTCAACCAGGTGAGAGGAGTATCCTCATAACACCTAATGTAATACTAAACGATCCTAAGTCTTTCTTTACATATAAAACAAAAGGAATAGATAAACTATATCTTGAAGATGGTAACCTAGCTTATTTCTGTCATAGGAATGAAAAGGTTGAGAACATTCTAACAAAGTGGAATGATATGGAAGATCAAATGACATTTGAAAACCATTCCTTTGAGGGAGCATTTTATAGTAATGTAGTACCCGAGTTACCATTCATACAAAATACAAACCATAACTACCCAGAAAAAACAGAAGGCGACATAGTTGTTCTTCCTTATTGGTATGAGGACTTTACAAAAGAGCAATTGGAACTTAACTATAATAGAGAAACAGATCTATATCCATGGTTGCCTGAAAGAGTACAAATGGAAGTATCTGATAATCAAGGAAACAATTTAACAGCAGAACAAATAGAAGATTCTTTTAACTTGGATTTTATTACTAAGGCAAAAATTAAAAGAGTTAAAATGGATGGATTAGAAGGTGACCCTATTAACAATCCAGAACTATTTGATATATGCCAGTACCTTATGGGCAATTGGGGTATTGCAGTAGACATAATAACAGAAGGTAAAACAAATGATTTAGTTTGGTGGACAAATTTAAGTTTACTTTTTGTAGAAATAACCAAGAACATAGGCAATATTACATTCAATATAGATACATCTAATCCAGGAAAAGATATATTAGATAGAGCTAAAGTTTTAATAGATGGTGGTGCCAGAGTTTTCTGGAACTATACACAAACACATTTATCTCAAGAAGCTGATGTACTTAAGGCTAAAGAATTATCTAATGAATATAACTTTACAGGCTTTGTATATAATAATGAAGTTGTAGAAGAAATAAAACCTATTGAGAAAGAAGTTAAAAAGGAAATGCCTGACTACAATCTTATCTCTCTGGACACTCTAAAAACAGTCAAACAAGACGACATATATACAGAGAGAAAAATAAAATTTTCACCACATGTCCATTGTGAAGGTAAAGTTAATAACCAATTTTATTTAAGCGCAACAGGAAATGTTTTCCCGTGTAAACATGTGGCATTGAATTTAATAACTGCACACAATTCTCCAGAACATAAAACAGAATTGATGTATAGTTGGGACAAGAATAGTATTAGTAAACATACACTAGAAGATATTTTTACTAATGATTTTTATAAAGGATATTTTAATAATTTACTAAAATTAAATCCTTTAGTAATACATAATGAACAGGATGGAATATGTTAAAAGTAAATGATGGAACCGTGATAGAAGGAATTTTTAATGATGAATCGTATATCGAGATAGTTAAAAAGTCTAAATTTTCAACACTAATAATTCATATAGATATATCAGAGTTTGAAAGTAAATGTATTGAAGTGGTATCTGTATTAGCAGAACATGGATTGCAATATGCTAAGGACTTTGTAATTGCGAGGGCTCGTAATAATGAGAGTTAATATAGTATGTTCCAAATGGGGTGATCGTTATGGTCCTCACTTTGTAAACAGATTAAAAAATATGGCAAAGAGAAATTGTAACACTAAACATGATTTCCATTTCTATTGTTATACAGATGACGCTGAAGGTTTAGATGATGATGTAAAAGTAATTCCTTTTCCAGACATTCCTAACATACACCCTAAGTATTGGTTTCAGAAAGACGACTTTAAATATGGCATGGCAAGGTGTTGGGATAGGCCTAAGACAATGGTATTCAATACTCATAACTTTGCTGAGGATAAACCTACAGGGCGTTTTGTATTCTTTGACTTAGATGTAATTATACAAAATGACATAGAGCCTTTACTTACCTACAATATGGAAAGACCAACTAAACTAAGATCTTGGTGGCAAGATCCTCGTCCAATGAAGACTCGTAGATTTAAACTTTCACATGGAGCATACACTAATGGCAGTTGCCAAGTATGGAGCGACGATCAAGCAGAATGTATATGGCATGATGTATTAGAACACCAAGAAAAAATATGGTTTACATATACAGACGGAACAGATAACTATCACTCCTGGCGATGGGGTGATTGGGGTAAAAAATTATGGGATCATTTCCCAGCAGACTATGCTTACTCTTACAATAGAGGAAGAAGTTGGGACGATGATGATTTAGAAACAAAAATTTATAGGGAAACACCAATTGTATGTGTCTTTAATATAGACTTGCTACCACAACCTACACCTGATAGAGGTAAAGTTAAGCAAAATGAATTGGCAGATCCTGCACTCTTAAAACATTGGCGATAATATGCACATAGAATATCTAAATATCTATACTGTTAAACATGGAACGAAGTATTCTTCAGCTCATGTTAATAAGATATTAGAATCTTGTAAGGAACATTTATCTTACAAGTTTACTTTCTTTTGTCTAACAGAAAATCCTAAAGGATTGGATAAAGATATAAATGTAATTCCTCTACCTAAGAATAACACCTTAAAGAAGTGGTGGAATAAGATGTATTTGTTTGATGACAATGTAGTAAGACAACAAGGCGAGAATCTATTCTTTGACTTAGATGTAATTATACAAAAAGACATAGATGACTTAGCAAACTTTGATCCTGAGGATTGTCTAGTGTTTGGACAAACACATTGGCATGATTTAGATAAGATGAAAAAGGAAACAGAACATATTCCTCATAGATATACAGAACTAAACTCTAGTATTCTTAGATGGAATGATAACTTAGATAAAGAAAATATTTCTTTATATTTTAAAACACATATAGATAAAATTTTATGGTACTACAGGGGAATAGATAATTTCTTTCAGCACAAAGGTGTTGCAAGAATAAAATATTTTCCTATAGGGTGGTTTTATAGTTACAATCAAGGCTATATATATCCACATGATATAGAAAAACATGTATTCAGACAAATACCATATGTCTGTTTATTTGACTCAATGGGAAGAAAAGAAGATGTTAAATTTTAATTTTTTAAACAGTATGCAATATTGGGGAGAGGGTTTAGCTAAAGTCGAGCATGAGATGAAACACAAGCACGATGACTTTAGACAAGCACTTAATCCGAATACTATGGAAGGAGCTATTTGGTTAGTTGAAGAACTAAAGAAGAGCTTAGATAATTATATGAAAGACGAGCAATTTAATATTCTTGTATTAAACAGCTGGTTAGGAGTGCCTTTAGTACCACTACTATGTGAGAACTTGTCCGTAGGAGAAATGCACCTAGTTGACATCGATAAAGAAGCTTTAGAGCTCTCTAAGGTGTTTAATAAGCATTATATCACCGAAGAATACATAAAAATAAATCATTGGAACTTAGATGTTCCCTTCGCTTTTGATGAGTTAAATCAATTAAAAGTAGATATAGTTATTACAATGGGAGCTGAGCAAATGTATCCATTGAAAGATTTAAAAACCGCCAACAAACACGCAGTATTTGCTTGCCAATCATCTAATGTTATAGAAGAGATGTATGGTATTAATTGTGTAGATAGTGAGAAAGCATTGGTTGAGAATATAGGCTTAACAGATACTCATTATACAGGCAAGACTAAGCAGTTCTATTATGATTGGAACGGCAAAGTATATTTCGATAGGTTCATGGCAATTGGCACAAAATAAAAAACTTAACAGAGCATTAAAGGAAGCATCATTCGATACATTAATTGGAGCAATAATTATGTTCCCGTTGAGTGTATTCATTATCAAAGCTTGTATAGACTACGCAGGCACCTCAGCTGAAATGGCAGCGTTTATTAATTTTATAGGATTAACTGGTATTGCAATCGTAAGAAAAACCCTAGTAAGACTAAGGTTTTCTAAATACGATCCGTTTGATTAAAGAGCTTGTATCTGTTCTAAGATAGGAAGTACATCATCACTATCTAAATGTCCTAAAACATCATTTGTTACAGGTGTGTCATAACAAATATTCTGATCTTTTAAAACTGCTAACTCCCATTGATCTTTACCGCCATATGAACCTTTGTGATTAACTACACTAGCTCCATAACCATTAGCAAAGTTATAAATTCTTTGAAGTCCGCCATTAAAAACTTGGCTCTTCATTGTCATTCCTTTATATCCTTCAGTCATTTCTTTCTCCTATTCCCCAATCTATAACTACGGGGAATCTTGGTATATTATCTATTGAACGCTCAAAGTACCTACATGTAACCCAAGTAGGTTTGTCTTCTTGTTCTAATAGAGCTTTGAGTGTTGCTTGATTGCCTCTTACTCCACTCTTAAATGTTTCTGTTCCGTCTGTAAGAACAAAGTGTTTAGCATAACCCTGCCAATTACCAGAGCCTTCTAATACTTCTACAACATTAAACTCTTCTGTAATAAACTCTTTTCTTTTAAGCAAGTTCTTACTTCTTTTGTTTTCGTAAGGTGTATCGTTACGAACCATTTGTCCTTCATAACCATCTTCTGTATATTGTGAATATAAAGTATCTAGTTCGTCTTGGGTATCACACCATGTTGTCGTAACTAATTTAATACAATCACTGCTACGCCAAGCCATAAAGTCTTCATTAAGAAAGGCATCTCTATCTGAAAATGATTCGTTGTCTAAATCTGCCATATCATATACATGATACTCAACAAGTTTAAAACATTCTTCCTGTTCTTCTTGTGTAGGTTTTACTTTACGAACTAGACTTGTAATTTTGTTGAAGTCTGCTTTTAGTGCGTGATTATAAAGTTCACCATCTAATATAACATTAGGCCACTCTTCAAAGAAAGCTTTTAGATCATTGTGTATATGACTACAAGTTGTAATCTCTTTTCCAGCTCTTGTATAAAGGCCGTCTTTTCTTGCAATACATCTAATGCCATCTAACTTAGGTTGACTGAAACCATTAGACTGAGGCCTTTTAGTGTAGTCATGTGCTAGTTGTGGTTTGAACTTATCGTAAGTATCAACTAGTGAGATATCTTCGAAGTATTCTTTTTCT